TATTTGGCCCACCTGGTACAGGTAAAACAGAAAACCTACTTAAAAGAGTTAAGAGGTACCTTGAGAAAGGTTACTCTCCAGACGAAATTTGTTATGTATCATTTACTAATAAAGCTGTGGACGAATGTGTTGCAAGGGTTAGACAAAAGTTTAAAGGTTATGACGAAGATGCTTTCTCATATTTTAGAACATTACATTCTTTGGCCAGACAACAGTTTGCTGAAATTCCCGTACTAGATCCAAAGGCAGACCTGCTGATGTTTCATACACAGTATGGAACTGTCAAGGTAGGTTACAAAGATACTTGGGATGATCAAAAGGTTTACAACAATTGGTCCTTACAAATATATGACAGAGCAAGAAACATGAAAGTTGATCCTGTGTGGCTATACAAACAACAATCCAGAAAGTCTGTAAGACTACAACAATTTAAATCTATTATTGCCGGTTACGAAAAATTTAAAACAATGGAGATGGAGAATGGAACTAGAACATCGGATAGATTAGATTTTACTGACATGGTACAAAAGTTTATTGATGATGGTTTGGTAGTGCCTTTTAAAGTTTTAATGGTAGATGAAGCTCAGGATCTAACACCTTTACAGTGGGATATGGTAGTTAAAATAGCTCGTGCAGTAGAGCGAGTTTATATTGCAGGTGATGATGACCAAGCTATTTATGAATGGAATGGTGCTGATGTTGACCTATTTCAAACGTTTCCTGGTAAAACTTTAGTGTTAAAAAAGTCAGTTAGATTAAATAAAAACATACATTTTTTTTCGAAATGTTTATTAAATAGTATGGGTGATAAAAGAATTCAGAAAGAATTTCACTCCAATGGTAAAGAAGGTCATGTGTACAGATGGGGTGGTCTTAAAAAAGTACCTTGGGATATGGATGGAAACTGGATGGTATTAGCTAGAATTAATGATGTTAAAAGAGAACTCCAACAGGAGGCAAGGAACCTAGGTTTATATTACCAAGATCAAAAGAATAATAAATCATTTGATCCTAATCAATTTTCAGCAATTAATTATTGGGAAAAGATTTGTGAGGGAGGCAGCATTACAAGAGAAGAAGCAGTAACCATGTATGAGTTTTTGTTAAATATAGATCACGGATACCGGTCAACGGACAGTAAAAAGTGGAGTTTTGCACATCCAAATCAAGTCTTTACATTTGACGAATTACATTTAAGGTGTGGTATGCGTGATGAAAAAGGTGCATGGAACCAAGTGTTTAAGAGAAAATTCAAGGATAAAGATAAGCAATATTTTCAAAAACTTATGAGTGAAGGTGTAGATCTTAATCAACCACCAAAAATAATTATAGATACAATACACCAAGTCAAAGGAGGTGAAGCAGACAATGTTGTCCTGGCGAGCAAATGTAACTTCCCATCACATTTCGATAAAAAAAATTTAGCAGATAAGGTAAAAGAACTTAGAGTCTGGTACACAGGTGCAACAAGATCTAAAGGCACACTCCATCTGTTGGGTACTTACCATCAATATAACTTTCCATTAGGAAAATACTATAAACAATATGAGGCTAACTATGTCAGATAAATCTATGTTCGATGAGGCTTTTCCTCAAGACAAACAAATAGGCGGGAGTCACTACAAAAATTTTCCCATTCAACCCTATGAATTTATTTCAAAAAATAATTTATCCTTTTTTCAAGGATGTGTTGTAAAATATGTTTGTCGTTACTTAAATAAAGCGGGGATACAAGACTTAGAAAAAATAATTCATTATTGTCAATTAGAAATTAAGACAATGAAAGATATTAAAAAAAGAAAATGAAATTAATTTTATTATTTTTATTAACAGCAGGTTGTGCAAAAGATTATAGTTTTAATCCTTACAGTACCTTGCTACAACAATTAATTAAAAGTGAACATTTAAATGAAGAGAAAAAGAAAAAATAAATTAATTATGTGTGAACGTTGTGATGAAGTAGTTGCAGTGATTGTTTACGAATATAATTATTACTGTGCAGATTGTGCTTTGTTTGAAATGAACATACCTCATAAAAAAGCTATATCAATTGAAGATGCAAATTTTAGTAGATTAAAACAATGACTCATCAATTAAATTTTATATACAACGATAGTGATTGGATTTGTCCTGCAGAGTATCCAGATTTATCTCAAGCAAAAGAGATTGCAATTGACTTAGAAACTAAAGATCCAAACATTAAAACCAAAGGACCAGGATGGGCAACATTTGATGGACACATCGTTGGTTTTGCAGTGGCTGCATTAGGTCAGCAGTGGTACTTCCCTATTGCTCATGATGCTGGTGGAAATATGGATTTGTCGATTACCTGCGCATGGATGCAAGATATTTTAAAAACAGATGCAACTAAAATATTTCATAATGCAAGTTATGATGTTGGTTGGCTGCTTGTTAATGGTTTTGAGATTAGAGGTAAGATAGTTGATACTATGATTGCTGCTGCATTGATTAACGAAAACAGATTTAGTTTTAGTTTAAATGCATGTGCTAAAGATTACTTAGGTGAAATTAAGAATGAAACATTTTTAAATGAAAAAGCTAAAGAATGGGGAATTGACCCCAAAGCGGACATGTGGAAGCTGCCTGCGGGCTACGTAGGCTTCTATGCTGAGCAAGATGCAGGGCTTACCTTACGTTTATGGCAAACGTTAAAAACAGAGCTATCTAAGCAGTCTCTACATGATGTGTGGGAAATGGAGATGGAATTATTACCTATTTTGATTGAAACTAGAAGAACAGGTATAAGAGTGGACGAGGAGAAGGCTTTGTTGCTTAAAAAAGATTTTAAGAAGAAAGAGTCTGAAGTATTACATGATATTAAAAAACAAACTACATTAGATGTAGACATATGGGCTGCTCGATCTGTTGCTCAAGTGTTTGATCGTATTGGTGTTGAGTACCCACGGACACCGAAAAGTGATGAACCAAGCTTTACCCAAAACTGGTTAGTAAATTGTGATAACCCGATAGCCCAACTAATAAGAGAAGCAAGAGAAATAAATAAATTTCATTCAACATTCATAGACTCCATTTTAAGATATACCCACAAAGGTAGAATTCATTCTGAAATTAATCAATTGAGATCTGACCAAGGTGGAACTGTATCTGGACGTTTATCATATTCAAACCCTAACTTGCAACAAATTCCTGCAAGGAACAAAGAGTATGGAGATAAAATTAGAAGCTTGTTCTTACCTGAAGAAGGTAAACAATGGGGTAGTTTCGACTACTCACAACAGGAGCCTAGGCTTGTTGCTCACTACGCTGCATCCGTCAATGATCATTTTGATGGTGCAGCGGAGTTTATCGAAGCTTATAAAAACGAGTCTGCTGACTTTCACCAGATCGTGGCGGACATGGCGGGTATTACTAGAACCCAGGCTAAGACAATTAATCTTGGATTATTTTATGGTATGGGTAAGGCTAAATTAGGTAAAGAATTAGGTATCAATAAAGATAGAGCTGAAGCTCTTTTAAGACAATATGGTGAAAGAGTGCCTTTTGTTAAAAAATTAGCTACAGAAGTAACCAACAGTGCCTCTAAATATGGCTTTATAAGGACCATAGGAGGCCGTAGATGCAGATTTGACATGTGGGAGCCTGCTACCTTCGGAATGAACAAAGCCATGCAATACGAAGAGGCTAAGGCCATTTATGGCAACAACATCAGAAGAGCATTCACCTACAAAGCTTTAAATAGATTAATTCAAGGTTCTGCTGCTGATCAAACTAAACAAGCAATGATTAATTGTTACAAAGCAGGTTACAAACCATTATTACAAATCCATGATGAATTATGTTTTTCAATCAATAGTGAAAAAGATATTAAAGATGTAAAAGAAATTATGGAAAGTGCCATTGACGGTATGAAAGTCCCATCAAAAGTCGATATTGCTTTAGGTCAATCCTGGGGAGAGGCTAAAGAATAATTTAGAGCATACTTATCTTAGGTAAAAAGTTGATTTTTTTTTTAAAGCTAGTACTTAGCTAGCTATATCTAGAAGACCTTTTTTTGCGTCTTCTACACTTTGATCATTAATCTTAGTTCTAAGATTTTTAATCTTGATGTCTATCCACTTCATGTCAGTAGTAACTCTACCCTGAGCTAACGCTTGTGTTGCCCACTTGGATTCCAACTGAAGTTTCTCCGATATTAACTTTTGTAGCATTTCGGTTTATCTCCTCAAAGGTTAAGATAAGTATGTTGGGATCATGGAAACCAGCACCTTCTTTCTCTGTTACAACTCCTGAGTCAACCTTCTTAACTAAACACTCAAGAGCGGCCTTATCGTTCTCAGCTTCAAGTGTCTCATCTATATATAGATTCTTGTAATTTGCTTTGATCCGATATAGCTTCATGTGGTATTATATATCAAAATGTGACGTTAATGCAACCTCTATGCAGGATCGATAGGTTTGCATTCAAATTTAACAGCTATTTTTTGTGCATTTACTTGTTCTTTTGGTGCTTTTGCAATGTATTCTCCACCCTTTTTATAGCCCTCGACAGCACATTCATACCATGAGTTATAGACTCCTTTGGGGTGTAACATGCCAGGACATGTCTGAGTTACAAAACTACATAAATGTAAAACTAGTAAAAACTTCATAATATCCTATATTATCCTACCTTATTATTTGCTTGCATATCCCATTAAAATGTTTATATAAAGATATCTATAATAATAACAAAGAGGAGGCCTTATGGCAACACAAGAGAACCAACCACTAGTGTTAAAAAAAGAGTGGGAAGTAAAAGAAAAAGATAAGTTTACATCAAGTGCACAAAACTTGACGGTAACTTTTAACAAAGCAACAGACGAAATTACTTTATTTGTGAACAACGAAGTTTACAAAAAATTAAAAGTAAAAGATGCACTAAATGGTAGTGTAAAATTTCATGATGCTGTTGGTACTTTAATTCAAAAATTTGCAATGTGGGGGTTTGATGTCAAATAAATCAGACTCACAAGTATTTAAGGATTGGAGTACGAAAGTAGATGATATTTTATCACGGCTACCGAATACTGATATCAATGGTGAGCCCTTAGAATATCAAGACGATGCGTACCAAGAAGTTATGAAGATGCTGCAGCAGTGTTCAATGAATTTTGAAGACATGCCTATTTATCCAATTAACGAAAATATTGCAAATAAACTTATACAAGATCAACAGAAAGGTGCCGATGAAAGACCTAATATTTAGTATGATGTTTATTGCATTACTAACCATTATCCCTGCAAAAGTATTATTATTTATTTTTGCATCTGTGGGATATTTAATGTTCAACTAACCAAGGAGTAAAAATGAACAAAGCAATACAAAACAAATTTTTTGAAACTACTAATTATAGTAAGTTCAAAAAGACTAGAGGTAATAGACCTGTAGATGAAGCACACGTGCAGCAACTTAAAAAGTTGATTGAAGAAAAAGATCTTTACGATCCCATTCGTGTAAATAAAAACATGGAAGTTGTTGATGGCCAACACACACTGGAAGCCAGAAAACAATTAGATCTAAAAATACCATATATCATTATGGACTCTGATGATCCATTGGATGTTGCTAGACTAAACACAGGTCGTAAGAACTGGTCTATGAATGATTATTTAGGTCAACACTGTGCTAGAAATAAAATGGACTACAGAATTTGTAGAAACAAAATGCAACAGTACGGAATCAATGTTGCAGAGATGGTGGTTCTTTTATTAAAACAAACTTCATTGTGGTCTAGAATCAGTAATGATTTTAAAACAGGGAGATTTGTAATTCCTGCAGGAGGTATTGAGCATGCGGATCGTATTGGATCTCAATTGATGCAACTTAAAAAATATTTCTATGGTATGGAGTCACCTAAGAACAAACGTTTTAAACGTTCAATGGTGATATCTTATATTGTAGCAGATAAACATCCTAAGTTTGACTTTAAAAGATTTAAAACTGCATGTCAGAGTAAATCTTCATGGTTTTTATCTGGTACATCCACTGCTGATTATATTTCAATCATCGAGAGGATTTATAACTCAGGGCTTAACCAAAAAAATAAAATTAATTTGGTTGAATTTCATAAAACTAAAGAGTATCAAGAGAAATAGGAGAAATAATGGACGTAAACAAATGGAAATCAATTGCAGTAGACATCGAATCATACACAATTATTAGGGCTATGGGAGAAAATGGCCTTAGAAATCCAGGCAACATGATTAAGAAAATGGTATCTGATTCTATTAAAAAGATAGCCAAAAAAGAAGGTGTTGCAGAGGGTAAAATGAAAGAGAATTTGTTATCTCAAGGTAAAAAACTCTTGAAATAGTAGATAAACATATGTTGAAAAAAAGGGCCGGGAGACTGGCCCTTTTTTTTTACTTGCAATCAAAATTTAAATAGTTATTAATTAAAAAGTATTCCTAAGCCTAAATGAAATAAGTGGGGCTTTAAAACACTTTATTTTCACCGAACAATTAACACTCAATTTAACTTTAATAAAAAGGATATTTTGTGGGTAAAGCTATTAAGAAAAGTAGTGAAGAAGCATTAAATCATGCATTGGACAAACTAGTTTTGATCTGTCCAAATAAGAAAACGTATGATGAGCTAACAAGCTTAATGTTTCAATTGTATTGTGGAAATGACTTTGGTTTAGGAAATTTCAGTCTTTCTTTCCTTGATAAAATCGAGGATAGATGGCGATCAGGACGTAAAGCTGCTGCGAAAGCAAAAGGCATTAGTCTGGTTGTTAAAAATGCTTAGCCACGGTGTAGATTTTCCCAATCCATATCTTTTCCCACATCGTGGTTATGCAGATGAATATAAAAAAACCTAAAGGTTTACTTAAAGACTCTATTATTATCATGGATTTCATGTCCGGTGAGGACAAGATGTACTATTTGGAAAGAATGTGGGATTTATATTTTAAGGTTTTTAATAACAAAGTTAAGAAATCATCTAGCAGAAAAAAAATTTCAAGCATGAGACAGGAAAAAGCCTATGAGCTGTGCACCAGCCTTATTAAAATTTTTGGGCATTAAGTTGTCTTTAGAACTTACAAAAATAAAAGAATATTCTGAACAAAGATTATTCCAGGCAATTATTGTCCAGGCGTTGGAGGATGCTATAACCACCTCTAATTTGAAAAAAGAAACTTATTTTAAGTACGATAGTCATGTTTGGTTTGTAAATAATTCTGATGATTTTAAAGAAGTTTGTTGGGGTGCTGATATGGATCCGGATTTTGTACGAGGTGAGTATTTTAAATTAGTAGACAGTGAGAAAATTTTTTTTTCAGATCTGCAGTTGTCCTGGA